GAGTATTCTGGATTTAACTATTTCTTGCTTAAATTTCCAATCATCTTCATAGATATGTATTAACTGAATACCTTGTGCTTCACACATTTGTGTTTTATTATAATGATAATTTGATGATTTACTATATTCGCTGTGCCAAAATAAACCATTAAATTCAAATGCTAATTTTAAATCCGGTAAATATATATCTAATTCAAAAGGCGATATTATTTTTTTAGAATTTATAATAACTTCTTTATTGTAATTATTTTCTATAAATTTTTGAAGTTGGATTTCTAAACCAGATATATGTTTTTCTAATGGATTACAAACAGTACACATGGTTGTGATCGAATTTCTTGTAATTGCCAATGTAAAAGGAATTTCAAATATATGATCGCAACTTCCTTTAAATATATAAATTTTATTTATTAAATCAATATCAATAAATTCTAAATCGGGATTTTTTATTAAAACATCTTGAATCCATTTATCTTTTTTTGTTTTTTGTATTTTTTTTATTATCTCTGGTGTCATAATATGATTTTTTTTAGCTTTATCTTTCACCCAATCTAATGAAAGCATACATTTGACACCATATTTTTCCAAATTTGTTGATTGTATTTTTTTCTGCACGTCTTTACTTTTTGATGCCCAATCTACACCATATGTCTTTAAAAAAGTATCACGCATTTTTTCTTTTATTATTTCCGATGCAAAGGGATTTTCCGTGCCGTATAATTTAATATTAGTGTTTTTTATTTTATTTTTTATAATATCATTTTTAAATACACAATCTACATTATATTTTTCTAAATTTGTTTTTTTTAATTTTTCTTTTACATCTGAATTTTGTGAAGAATGTTCACACCCATAAATTTTCAACGATGTTTCATTTACACGTTGTTTATGCTCTTTCGTTTTCATATAATATTCTTCACCAAATTTCTCAATACTTGTTTTTTTTACTTTCTCTTGTGCGCATTTACTTGAACAAGCATAAAAATTACAATTATTTTCATTTTCTTTATATGATTGAAAATCCAATTTTCTTTCAAAGCCACATATATCACATTTTACATCAATAATTTTATGTGAACCTATACTTAATAAATTAGGATGAATTTTTATAATATCTTTTAAAGTTGCATTTATACCTAAATTTTTAAAATGATCAATGTTTTTTTTATTAACTTTTACTTCTACTTCTTTTGTTAATATCAATTCATATTTTTTATTTTTAGAACACAATTTATCATTGGGTTCGTTTATAATAATAACATATATATTAATATTAAAGTGTATATTTTTAGTTGTTTTTATTTTTATATATACTAAAAAAATTATATTAAATAATGGAAACATTTTCGAATAAATATATAGACTCTTTTAATATTCTTAAACATGGTGTTATTGGATTTGAATTTGAATTTTATGCAGAAAGATCTTTTTATAGATTACTTGAATTATTAAACCGTGAATTAGCACCAATTAAAACACATGGTAGAAGGGTGTATCATTCTGATTTTAAACCAGATGAATATAATTTTAAAATAGAGCCAGACTTTTCTGGTGGACCAAATTTAGTGGAATTAATTACTGGACCAATACCTTACATGAATGCAAAAATAATATTATTAAAAATATTAAAATTATTACAAACTAATGCAAAAACTGATGAACGCTGTTCGATTCATATAAATATATCATTTGATACCGATAAATGCGATAAAGATGTATCTAAAGTTAATAATTTAAAAATGATATTAGATATAGACGAAAAAATGATTTATAAATATTTTCCAAATAGAAAAAATAACTTTTACGCTAAGTCCATAAAAAAACTAATACCATTTAAAGGTTTTAATTTTTCAAAAAATGCTGTTAATATTACAACTAATAATTTTCAGATGACAAACGACACTAAATATTATGGTGTTAATTTGAAAGAAACATACAACGGTCGTTTGGAATTTCGTTATATAGGCGGTAAAGATTATCAATTTAAAACCAAAGAAATCATGGAATTAATGGATTATTTTATTACATTATCATGGAAATCAATAGATAATACATTAACAGATGAAAATATAGATAATTTGCGTTCTTACCTCGATGATAATATAAATAACTTTAAAAATTTCACCCGATTAGAAAATTTTATAGCTGAATTTCCTACAATTCAATTAGAAATAGATAAAAACGATAATTTTATTGTTATAAAATCACAATATAATCAAATTCAAGATAAGTTATATGACATAATGAGAAATGTATCAAATTTAAGTAATTGTATTTTAAATTACGACACAAACACGAATAAAATAGAAATTGTAGATGGCGATTTTGAAACAATATTCACATTAAAAAATACAGACTTGGTTAATTGTGAAATCAAGAATGGTGAATATATTAAATGTGAATTGCAAAGCACCGTAATAAAAAACGCTCATTTAACTAATTGTTTATTACACGATACTGAAGTCTTTAATTGTAAAATGGTTAATTGTGATGTCGATGAATTATCAACTATTAAAGAATCATATTATGAAGGCGGTACTATGAATGGTAACTTCGAATCCGGTACTATGCGTGGTGGTATTGTCGGGCAAATGGGAATTCTTGGTGATAAAGTAAAAATTATAACCGCAGAAGAAAATTATTTTGGAACTTTCGATGATACTAATGATGAAAAGAAAAAGGTAGTTAAAAAATTATCTATCGATGGTAAAATATAATAATCACCATTGCAAGGAAATTTATTGATCAATGGTTGAAAATGAGGGCTGTAAGTTGTTCTTATCATATTTACTTTACTAATTAATTTCCATTTATGATTATGTAAATGCTTGCTTGCGGCGGTTACAAACTGGTAAGATTGTATAAGATTTTTTCAACGGTAGTTCATTTTAGTTGGTAGTTCATAGAACGTTTTCTAACCAATTATCACGAAAATTGGTCAATTTATCCGCAATGTCGTTTAAATCTTTTTCAATTAATATATCAATAACTTCGTTAATAATATCTTTCGCATCATCATCGCTTAAAAAGTCTTTTGGTTTAATTTCTTTTAAAGTATTTATATAATTATTAGAATATTCTGATATTCTACCAGAAGATATTCTGTTTTTAAAACGTGAATTAAACCATTTTTGAAATTCATTTACATTAATAATATCGGTAGTGCCTTCTGAACCATCTTTAGCATAATGAGCATATTCAACTTCGAAAGAATGATATTCATCTATGTTCTCATAAATCGAATCTATTATTTCATCTTCATTATTCATTAAATGTTCTATGATTTCTTTTAATTCAAATGGTACAGAAATTCCTTCAAATGCTTCTTCGTTATATATAGCTGCGTATATTTTTTTCATTTTTATAATTATTTTTAATGAAAAAAAAGTTTCAAAAGAATAAAACCTTTTGAAACTTTTTTCAATGTGAATCAATTAGTTTTTGTAGTATCAACTTTATCAACATAATCAAGATTGTCTAATTTTTCAAGACTTTGTTCATAAAATACACCTAAATCAGCAGTAAATGCAAATTCTTTTGAACTAAGTTTAGAATTTCTGTATGATGTTGTATAAGTATTTACTGAATCCATTGAAGCTGAAATCCCACGTGAATTTCCAGTATACGTAACCGTATTATTACTTGTAAATCCCATAGAATTTCCAACTTGCATAGCATCTTGATTAGCACCAAGATAAATGAAAATATAACCATCGTCTTTCTGATATTTGTTGATTTTTTCAAAAATACTTTCTTTAGTATATTTTCGTAACCCTTCTTTATTCCTTATGCAAGATGAATTTTCTTCACCATCTGTAATTACAACAAAAATAACCTTTTCTGGTTTATCTTCTTCCGGTAATTCACTAATTCCTTTTCTTGTTGTTTTCATAGCCACGCCTAATGCATCATATAAAGAAGTTCCACCACATGGTATGTATGTTTTTTCTGTTAATTCTGCTGCATTTTTAATGTTTACACTTTGATATACAATATTATATGACGTATCAAATAAAATTAATGTAATCTTCGCTTCCCCTTCTTCAGTTTTTTGTGTATTTAAAAAACTATTAAAACCACCGATTGTGTCTTTTTTTAAAATTTCCATTGAGCCGCTTTTGTCTAAAACGACAATAATTTCAGTCAAACCTTGTTTCATAATTTGTTCCTTTCTTTTATTTTTATTTATGAATTATTAATTTTTTCATTAAAATATTATTTACAATTCAAAAGTGAATACACACTCAAAATCAATAATTCCAGATTATGTTAATATATATTATATTAAATAAGGTCAAAAAAAGTTTATTTTAAATTGGTTGTAAAAAATAAATACTATTATTTGCAGAAACATATTGATGTTCGCTACTACATATAATAATAGCTTTTTCTTTAGTATAATATAAATCTTCTAATTCGAATGTTTTTAAATTTAATAATTGTCCTATATGTTGACCGAATTCTATAATATCACCACATTTTGTTTTTGGTATAAATAAGCCTTCTTTATATGTAAAATATTCAAAAAATTCATCGTAATACGGTTCTCCATTATATAACTCAAAATCCTGTATGTTGTTTACGATTTTTTGTATTATTTGAACACCTTTTTCTGCACTATCATAATCGATATAACTTATTTGATTCAATTCCACAGTAAAGCTAATTTTATTTAAATCCAAGCAATATTTTTTGATAGTATTTGTATTTGAATATCTAATCAAATAATTTATATTATTGTTAACTAAAAAATGGACATAAGAATTTGTATATTCATTTTGATTTAATAAAGCAAATTCCGTACATTTAGGGGATGAATGTACATCAATTATAACATCGTTTTCATTGAATGCTGTTATTAATTCGTTTATATTGATTTCATTATCATTTACATCAAATTTTCTATTCAAATCATTAGTTGAATTATATTGTATTTCACGACTGTTATTTTTAATACCATTTTCGTTTATTGCATTTAATATTGTTATTTTTTTAAAATTTTCTTTATTAAATGACGCACTTTTTAATAAATAGCCGCAATATAAAGGCGTAAATTCATTACCATGTACACCAGTTAATATTAATATGTTGTTTGTTCCGTCACCTGTTATTTCATATTTATTCATAAATTTCTTTTAATATTTTTTCTTTATTAATAGGTGTAACACCTACGTTTTCGCAAGCTAAACCACCTGCTATATTTGATATATATGCAGTAAAATTTAAATTACAACCTTCTATATCCATTAGAGTACTTATTGCTATTACTGAATCACCTGCGCCACTTACATCTACAATATTTTTTTTATTAGTAGGAAAATACGCAGCATTTCCATTTTTAATAGAAATAAATATTCCACGTTCTGCCATAGTTATCATAATTTTACGTATATTTCTTTCATTATGCAATTTTTGACAATATATTTCAAGTGTTTTTAAATCATCTAATTCTATTTTTAAACCATTCATAAATTCAGTTAAATTAGGTTTAAATAATTCTATATCGTGATAATAGTTGAAATTTTTATACTTAGGATCTACGTATATTCTAATTTTATTTTGTGTTAATTGTAATACAGCTTCAATTAACTTATAACTTATAATACCTTTATCGTAATCCTCGAATACAATACCATCTATTTTATTATCCTTTAATGTTTTTTTTATAATTTCTAATAAAGCGAAATATGATATATCATCTAAATCATCACGTGTTTCATCATCAATTCTTAATAATTGATGTTTATTGCCGATTACTCTTGTTTTATTTGTTGTTTTTCTTAAATTAGATACATAAATACCTTGATTGTTTAAATTATTAGCTTTTAATAACTGATTAAATGCGTCACTCGTTTCATCATGGCCGATTACAGAACAAATAATCGGTATTGCGCCTAAATTTTGTAAATTTAATGCAACATTAGCTGCTCCACCTAATTTATATGTTTTTTCTTTAATATTACAGATTGGAACTGGTGCTTCAGGCGAAATACGTTTAACGTCACCTATCAAATAGGTATCTAACATCACATCGCCAATAACTAATATTGTATTTTTATTGAATTTTTCAAAGACACTATAATAATCAAATTTTTTATAATTCATAAATATTATTTATTTTTAGATTGTAAATCATATTCAATTTTAAATAATTCTTCACCGATTCTTGAAATGATTTTTTCTTTTTCGTCCAAAGACATATATTGCCACCAATATACTCTATGTGTTTTATATAAATTTTTTTCCGGATTATCATTAGGTAATTCTGATTTATATACTAAATCTTTAAAAAACTTATTATCTTTAAAAATAGATTTAATTATAATTTTACTATCATCTAATGATATTATTTCTGGTATTATAGCAGCATATTGTTTTTCTATATTCTTTATATACACAAAATCTTTAATATATAATAAATCTGTCGTGTTTCCTATTGCATATATATTTGATATCATTTTTATAGTTGAGCCATTTTCAAAACATAAAGTATATTTATTCCACGCTATAATACCTTGTTTTAAGAAAAAAGGTAATTTACAATAATAAAATTTTATATCATCAATAAATTCATGGTTTAATTTATTAGCTAATATGTGTATTTTTTTATCCAAATTGAATGTTGTATAATGTAAAAATATTAATTTCATTAATAAATTAATACCTGATTGCCGACTGGACGCTAATATTGAAAATCTATTATTTTTAAATTCCGTAAGAATTTCTTTTTGATAATCCTTTAATTTAATATTAAAGTACTTTTCAATAAAATATTGAGGATCATTAGCACATTTCGTATATTCAAACAATTCTTCATTTGTATATACAAAGCTTAATCCTTTTTTTCTGGTATATAAAATATTTTGATAATTATATTTATCAGCACGTTTGATAAGTTGACCACTGTGATAATCTTCTTCTAATTTATTAATTTTTTTAGTAGTAAATACTTTCATGTTTTTAAGTTTATATATTAAACAAATAACGTCTAAATTGTAATATTTTTATAAAAATATAAATTTTATTTGTTGTTTTTTTATACAAATTAAGAAATAATATTTATTTTGAAAAAATCAAAATAAAAATAAATATATACTAATATGAAAAATTTAAAGACATTTGAAGAAATATTATTTGAACCAACGCATATAAAACGGTTTTCTGAATTTGCATTAACAAAAAGAGAAATCAAGGATAAATTTGGGGATATCATAAAGCAATTACAGGAATTAGTATTGCATTTATTTGATAAAAACACCACATCAAAAATAAAATGTAAAATAACATCAAAGTACGATAAAGATAATGATACATGGGTCGATGGTATTGAATTACCAAATAATGAATTTTCAAAACTCAATTTAAAAGATTTAAGTGAATTACTTAAACAAAAAAAGAAATTATTACCTTGTGTTATTAAATTAATCGATAAAGATGGTTCTAAAATAAAAGAACCCACTATAAATAATTATTTGGTTTTTTATCATCCAAAAACAGATAAACAAGAACCATCTATGCCTTGGGAAAAGAAAAAAGTGTAATATTTTTGTTTTGTATTATTTTTTTACGTATATTTGCGAAAATATTAAAATATAATGAAAATGTATCAAGAAATAAATGGCGATTTAATAAAATTAGCATTAAAAGGTAATTTTAATGTTATTGCACATGGTTGTAATTGCATGTGTAAAATGAAATCTGGAATAGCAGTGCAGATGGATAAATACTTTTTTTGTTCATCTTTTAAAATGGAACATTATACAGGTATAGAAAAATTAGGTAATATCGATTCGGAAACAATCGTTTTAAGTAAAAACGCAAGATGGTTTGAATTAACCGTTATAAACGCTTATACACAATTTGAATATGGAACTGATAAAATTCATTTAGATTATGATGCACTCAGATTGTGCCTACGTAAGATAAATCATTTATATGCAGGTAAAACTATCGGCCTTCCAAAAATAGGTTGTGGACTTGCTGGAGGAGATTGGAATATAGTACGTGACATTATTCAAAAAGAACTTGTTGATTTAGATGTGTTTATCGTTATACCGATGTAATTTTTTCAAAAAATTCAAAAAAATCTTTAGTTCGAATCGAATTATCTTTATTGTATAATTCTTTAGTTTCATCATCATACCAAAAAGGAATCAAATTGCTTACTTGGTTTCCTATAAAAATAGTTTGTGTTTCATCATCACCGTTATGATAAAGATTAATACCACTCGATTTAAATAAAATGCCATAATCGCCATAATGACTATAATTAGATTTAAAATTATGATGAACATTATTTAAATCAAATCCAAAACAATATCCATCTTTATCATAAGGATCTTCAGTGGCGGATGTTATTGCAAGATTATACATGTTTGTTATACCATGAAAACATTGCATTTTTAATATATTTTTTTGCGTTGCTTCTGTTTCTGTAAAATGTACTAACCAATCGTTTTCTATATCACCCTCATAATTAAATGTTACATATAAAGGTAATACACTCAAATTTAAATTATAATCATTGGATTCAAAAACATTGTCAATAATTTCAATGAGAAATTCTTTATAAGAATTTAACGCTTCATCTGATAATAACTCATAATTTTCTGGATAAATTATATTTTCGTTTGCTTCTTCTTCAGATTCAAATTCTTCTAAATCTAAGAAAAAATGCGAATTATCCATAGTCCAATCATCAAATATATGCGGATAATTTTCATCGAAAAATTTCGGTAACTCATTTTCTTTTTCTTCTTTTGACTTTTCAAAATAATCAACTAATCTCATCATTTTACCGGATGCTGAATTTAATCTTTCAAAAATTAAATATTGTGATAAATTTTTAATGTACTTCATTATTATAAATATTTTTTATTTATATATAAAAATAAAAAAAAACAAATAGTACTGGTGGTTTAATTTTAAGCTATTATGATTACTATAATTAACCAATTTGCTACTTTACCTAAAAAAGAAAAGGTGAAAATGATTATGAAATTATTTTGTTTTAATATACTTAGCCTTCAAACATTATCTTTTCATCAAAAACTCTAACAAGTTTCCAACGTATATCGTTTTCTTTGCACCAATTAATATAACTATGGTATTCTGGATCAAGCGTACTGTAAAAAGTATCAGCATATTTCCATTTATTGCCCAGTAGTTTATAGAATTTATAAGCTGTACCTTTTGAAGTTTCTTTTGAAGCTTCATTAACATGTTCATTGAATGTGTCAATATATTTCATGATTTTAATTTTATTTTTATATATAAATTAAAAAATATGTTTTTTTTCTAAAAAAAAAGGGAATGAAATATTCATTCCCTTTTCTGTAATAATATACTAATTAAAGTTAATTTTCATCATCTAAAGTATTAAAAAAAGCATCCATATCTTCAATTTCATTCGAAGATGATTGTGGTTTTGTAGTTGGTGCGGTGTGACGTATGTCACGAGTTGCATTTTCTGCAAAATTAACATCGTTGCCATTAAGAACCGATATAATTTTACCAACTTTAATACGTTCTTCATCAGTCCATTCTACTTTTGGCATGTGATCTTCAAGATTTACTTTTTCATCACGTGATAAAAGAGTTTCTTTAATTTTCATTTGCCATTTAGGATCAACTATTTCACCATCAACAACAGGCACGGTTACAAACTTTCCAGTTTTTTCATTGAAAATTTTCATTGGTGAAGTTTCCAAAAACTGTGAGTTATCATACGATGGAAATACGCCTAAAGGAGTTTTGTTTTCTTTAATAAGAAGCATAAAATCTTTACCTTTACCAAAATCAAAAACGTTGCAAGGTACACCAGTAACTTCGCCTGTATTTTCAATATTAATTTTTTCCTTGATCTTATAACCATAAGAAAACACCATGATTTTTCCAACTAATTCGGGATGTTGTACATCTTCAAGAATCATCACATAACTGTAATACTTTGTACTACGACTAAGTAAATCTGCATTTTCGACATCAGCTTGGTTTTTTGATTTTTTCAATTTCCAGTACATGCCGCATAATTCGCATTTTTCCTTATGGTTTCTTTCACAATCGTAATATCCTGTCAATTCTGGATATGATTCAAACGGTCCTTTAGCTACATAGTGTATATGCTTTTCTACTGCTGCTGCTGATAATTTACCACCTCTGGTTAAATTCTTTAAAAAACGAATTTTTGATTTGTAACCAACTTTAACATCGGCTGCTTCTTCAAGTGTTGGGCGATAAATACCGTCTTGGTTCTTGGCTCTCTTATTTAAGAAGGCCATTTCTTCTTTTTGTTGATCTGGATCAGATGCGAACAAAAATTTGTCATCAAATTCTTTATATTCCATTTAAGCTTTGATTGATTTTTAGAAAGCTTTTAAAACTTTCAAGTCATTTAAAAATTATTTTTAATGCCCTATAAACGTTTTACAACTCAAATAAAAAAAAGTTTAAATTATAAAACATCATTATTATATATTAATTTTTAAAAGTCATTTTTTAATTTTTTTATATTTCTTTTGATATTTTTTTAACATTATCTGCCTCTAAAATATTACCTTTTTTTGTTAATTCATCTACTATTATTTCAATCATAGATTCAAAAAAAGTTTGTTTTAATTTAGTTATCATATAACTTAAATCACTTTTATTTTTCAATTTATCTAAACATTTAATACAAAATTCATCATATGATAAATCGTTATTGCCTTCACTATTATGTTTAATTATATAATTAATTTCATTATTAATTTCTTTAAAAACATCTCTATTCTCAACCAAATCTTCTATAATTTCATCGATTATATAATCAATCAATTCTTTTTTCATTACCATGTTTTATTTTTATATTTAAAAAAAGCTCACCTATAATTATATTTATATAATAACCGAGAGTGTTTATATCCGAATAATCTAAATCTGGATGCCTTTTAAAAAAATCAATTATCAAAGTTAAAAAATCATTACAAAAGCTATCATAATCATATTGATAATTCACTTTTAATATATCTTTTATGTTTTTGTTGATTTCTAAAATTGCCGGAGTGAACAATTCTCTTTTTTCTACAAATAATGATATAAAAAAATCACTAATTTCTGTGTATTTATCCATTTATATTTGTTTTTTTTTGTTTATTATAAAATAAAAAGTTTTTTTTGTTTATATGAATTTTAATATATATATATAAAAACAACATAAACATTAATGCCAACACAATTAAATAATCAGGCAACACAACAAGGAATAACAGGACAACAAACCTATCTTAATCAATATACTAATCAAAAATATAGCAAAATATTAAATTTGAATAATAATGTCAATTATTCTATTTCACCTAATGCGGTTAAATTATTACCTATAATATCAAATGAACAAAATTATGTCAAGTTATACACTGAAACCAATGCTTCGATTGAAATTGGTAATACTGTTTATATAATGTATGATGAAAACATGACATACGATCCAATTGAAAATAGTATTTATACAACTGGAAGAACATGTCTTGATAGTTTCTATGAATTTAGTGGTTGTACGAATTGGATATACTTAAAACAAATACAAGGCTATAAAGTTATTAATGTTAATGAAACAAATAATGAAATTACAATTAATAGGTTTTATGACTCAACACTTGATAATGTAAAATTATATAATCATTATTTATGTAAAATATATGTAGATAATATAAATTATTATGGCGGTTGGATAGATGGTGTGTCATTTAGAAATATAGAATTAAATAACACGACTGATACTTATATTGATGTTGATATAAAACAATGTATAATTTTAAGCGGTAATAATTCATATTACACGCATTTTAAAGACAAATACGATAGCCAATACGTAAGTGTAAATTCAACCTTATCTTCAAACAATGACACGAAAATTAGTATAAATCCATATAAGTATAAAGCATTTAATAATAGTGTACAAAATTCAACTACAAGTTATTTCACATATAATAATAACTTATTTGGTTATTCATATATAAATCACACAAAACTATACAATTCAAAAATAGAAAATGGCTATTATAATGATTGTATAATATCTGGCAGTACGATATTAAATGGAAATTTCATTAATTGTAATATTTTAAGTTGTTCGGTACAATCTGGAATATTTACTAATTGTAATATAGATTCAAATAGTATATGGTATTATGGTACATGGGTTGGAAGTGGTGCGACACACTTTGGTCCTGCAATCTGGTATAATGGAATATGGAATGATGGTGTTTTCTCTGGTAAAACGTGGATGAGTGGAATTTTTAATGCAGGTGTTTTTGTCGATTCTTTATGGGTCAATGGTATATTTAATGGTGGCGGCAGTGTTTATAATACAACTAATCAAGAAAATTTCATAAATTCATATTGGTCTGGTGGCACATTTAATTTTGGTTTTATGAAAGATTCTATATGGGCTAATGGTAAATTTAACGGTGGCACTTTTCTCGAATCACAGTGGTTTACCGGAACATTTAATTCAGGGTTATTTCAAAATAGCTTTTGGAGTGGCGGTACATATAATAATGGTACAATAGATAAAAGTTATTGGTTTGATGGGATTTTTAATAATGGAACATTTAATAATTCTATTTGGTTTAATGGTACATTCAATAATGGTACATTCAAAACAGGTTATTATAATAATGTACTTCAATTAAGTGGTATAACTTATAGATGGTATAATGGCACTTTTAATAATGGAAATTTTAATAATTCTGTGTGGATGAATGGTATATTTAATAATGGAATAATATCATCAAATAGTTTATGGAGTGGTGGCACATTTAATTATGGTAAATTCAATGATAGTTTGTGGTTAAATGGTAATTGGAATAATGGCGTTGTAAATAATTCTACATTTAATTCTTGCAATTGGAAATATGGCACTTTTAATTCTGGCACGATGGGAAAAGAATATCATATAACAGATCCTCATATATATACAGAACCAAATATATATTGGTCTGGTGGTACGTTTAATTCTGGTGTGTTTGGATCGAAAAGATTAAATTCCAACACTTATTGGTACAATGGTAATTTTTATGGTGGTTATTTTTATAATACTGGTACTACATGCGGTTTTTATAACGGTATATTCCATGAAGGATATTTCTTTGGTGATTATTGGGGTGGTTATTGGGTAAATGGGTTATTTAGTAGCACTGCTATTAATCATACAAATCAAATAATACCTATATCATATAAATATAATTACATATCACAGAATGTAAATACTCTAAATAAAATCGACTAAAATTTAATTATACTATAATGTATTGAAAATCCAGCACTGACACCTATTTTTAAATCACTGTTTTTAAAATTTTCATTATATATACCCCATCCAAAATACGGACCGATTCCCCAACGTTTAACTTTTTGTGGAGGTTGTTCTGGTTGTTTGTCTAAAAAGTAGCCGCCAGTTAAATCAGTGAATTGAACTTTAGGTGATGATGAAATTGCAAATATGTTATATTTATTATCTATTTCACGCATACCATAAGATATATTTAATGTCATTTTATTTTTTTCGAATATAGTTGAATCTGATTTAACGATCCATTGTTTATTTGCTATATCTGGTATTGCGTAAAATTTACTTACACCTGAAATTTCTTGTGTTAATCCATCATCTTTATATGGATTATCGAATTTTAAGCCATATTTATTATTATTATATTTAATTAATTCATTACCGACTGTTATTTTACCAATATCGATTACACCTGTACTTGAAATTAAAAATGCGATATCACCTTCTAATTTTTTCACTTTATTATATAAATTTTTATTATAATTTTTTAAATCTTCTAAATTTAAAACATAAGCAGCTTTCTCAGTCTCCCATTGTTTTGTTTTTTCATTGAAAAATTTAGTTAAACTATCTGTTAATGCTTTTCTATTTTGTTCATCTATTTTAGCATAATATTCTCTATTATTTTTTTCTAATTTTAAACTATTATATGTATTGAATAATAAAACAGATAATAAAATTACTAAAGCTAATAATAAAAATATACCATAAACTTTTATATTTTTTAGTATTAATTGTATTGTATTCATAAATTTCGATTATTTTTTATTTATATATAAAGAAATATAATGCCTAAACCAAAAATAGACTATTATTATATAATATATAAGAATCATGTTAAAAAATGATTTTAAAAGATTAATATATACAAATAAAAATAAAAATAAACATATGGCTAATAATTTAACAAAGTACAACGATTTTAAGAAAAAAGTTGTTAACGAAAAAAAAGAAACTAAAATCAATGAAGCGAATTTAGTTGGCGATATAATGAGATCAACAATTATAGTTGATGTACCAAGAACTCTTTTAAAAGCATTTTCTACAAAATTAAAAAATGAAACTGGGCAAGATATACATGACAATTGGTCAGATTCATTATTAGCTGATGAATTAGTAAAGTATGTTGTTACTAATTTCTTAACAATTGAACAATTACCAGTTTCTATTGTAACTGGTCAAGCACAAGGAGGTAAAGCACAAGTTCAAGTTCAACAGCCCGCACAACAAGTACAAGCACCACCACAAAGTCAAGCACAAGTTCCACCACAAAGTCAAGCACCTGCTCAAGCACCTGCTCAAGCACCGCAAAGTCAAGGTCAAGCATCAGCACAAGTACCACCACAACAAACTCAACAAACACCACAACAAACAGCACAAACAATACCTTCCCGTGAACCTAACGCATAAACTATATGGAAATGAATATACAAGATTTATATAAATTATTTGAAGATAATCAATTATCTTTTAATCCGGTTAATGTTCAACAACAACAAACGACCAACAATACCAGTTTCATAAAAAAAGGTGATATTGTAGTTATACAATTTAAAGATCGTGAATTTAGAGGTGAAGTTAATAAAATTTACGAAAAATCTGGATTAGATGCATATGATATAAAAATCGGCAATACCATTATTTCTGTAAATTTTGACAATATTCTTGAACATTATCCAAAAAATAGAAATTTCGAACACGCAAATATAAAAGAAGTAAAAGCAGAAGAAATAACTCAAAAAAAGGTTTTGCCAACTACGGTAAAACCTATTCAAAAGCCTTCAATTAAAGAAAATAAAACTGATGTAAAACCGTTAACTAAAACAGAACCGACTAAAAAAGTTATCAAAAAAGAAGATGAAGTAGTGCCTAAAAAGTCTATACAAAATCCTAAAGAAATCGAAGAAATCGAAAATAATAAGAATCCGGAAAATACTAATTTTACTAATGAAACTATAAGATTAATTGGCAAAATCGTATATTTTTCTGAAAAATTAAAATTAGATGATGTTATTAATATATTAGCAAAAAAAGGTATAGATAAAGAAAAATGTTGGTATTTTATAACTGAAAAAAATAATAACGAAATTCATATAATTAGAAATAACGACAAAGGCTATCAAATCCAACCATTTGTTATAAGTTTTATAGATTTAAAAATAAAAAATCAAATAAACGAAGCAGTAAATCAAATAAAAATAAAAGGAAATAATAACTTTTCAATTATATCTGATATTCCTAATAATTTATATGAACAAATAAAAAATGGTTTAATAGCATTATTATCACAAATCAAAAAATAAACATCAGGTACGTCAGGATTTCATTTTAAAAAGACTCAATTTTGAGTCTTTTTTTTAAACATTTATATGTTTTTTCA